AATTAATGACTGCGCCAAGCGGCTCAACCACAGTATTTAGTACACAAGCTGCTGGTCGTAGAACTAAAATGAGGCTCGTCGAGGTTTTTCATTTTTCTCCCAACGCAGCATATCGCTTCTTTGATTCAACTTCAGCTATCAATTATCTCAATAACGAGTTTTCTTTTGAGTCTTTTACTCCTGAGACTATTTTCTACGTTTTGCCAGTATTTGAAGATATTCTTCGCGCAGGCCAGATGGATATTTCAACACGAGTTAGACGATCCAACTATAGCTACAAAGTGATCGGCACAAAGGTTAGAATTTTTCCGACACCGGTCAGCTTAATGGGCAGAGCTAAATACTTGTGGGTGTCTGTCCAGCTAGCTCCCGATCCTCTTAATCCTGCTTTCACAGATGACACTACAGAGGGTGTATCTAATCTTTCGAATATCCCCTTTGGGAATTTGATCTACAATCGCGTGAACAGTGTGGGCAGACAGTGGGTGAGACAATATGCGCTGGCTCTTTCTAAAGAGCTGCTAGGCTTGATTCGTTCAAAATTTTCTACCATTCCAATTCCCAATGCAGATCTCACCCTTAACGGCGGAGATTTAATTACACAATCCCGAGATGAGCAAGAAAAACTAAAAACACAACTTCGAGAGATGCTCGATTCTTTAACCTATGATAAAATGATTGAGATTCAATCTACCATGGCAGAGAATTTACAAAAACAGCTCAGGATGATCCCGCCGCCAAACGGTAAAGCTATTTTGATGGGGTAAAGATATGGCACGTCTATTCATCACACCCAGAGAGATTGACTTAATAAGTGATATCTCTAAAGAGATCATCAAAGATGTAGTGGGACAAAAAGTATACTATTTTCCAATAAATACTTTTAAGACCGCAGTTCACGACGTTTATGAAGAATCTGCAAGAAAAGTCTTTGATAATCCGATTGAGCTAGGAGCACTTGTTGAATATATCCCAGAAGAAGCCCGCACTAATTACTTTGGGAACGAAGAAGTTAGCAAAGTTCATGTTTTTGTGCAACAAAGGGATTTGATTGATAAGAAAATACAATTATTTGAAGGAGATTTTTTTAGTTACGGTACCCAATTTTTTGAAGTATTAACTCTACAAACTACCAAGGTGGTGTACGGACAAATCGAGCATGCAGTTGGAGTAAAAATTGTGGGTCGCGAAGCACGTGAGGGACAATTTAGATCAAAACTTTTTGGGCCTACAAGCGAAATATATTCCGATCCAGATGCAGTTCAGAAAACATTTGCACAGCAACGTGGCTTTAGTGAGAATCAGCTTGGTCCCACAAATGATATTCGAGCTTTACAGCAGCAAGGTGTGCTAACAATGCCCATCACGGGACCTGCTGAAGTAGCACCGGCTGGTTCTCCTCAAACAAAAGATTCATCTGCTTTCTATGATGAGAGCTAGGAGTTTAAGCTATGCCTAGGCAAAAATTACGAGATCTGGCACGAGATGCTCTACCTACAGGGTACGAAGGACAAAATGTCCCCACAGATTTTTCCATACCAGAGTGCGGCATAGAAGATGTAGATAGGGCACTTTTTAAACTTTTTGATAATCATCTAGAGTTTGTAACAAGCGAAAACGAAGAAGCTAAAAAAGTGCCTGTAATTTTTGCTACCGGGGAAAGATTTGCTCTTGTGAAACGACGACGTCCGATCAGGGACATCAACAATATGCTTATTTTGCCATTGATTGCAATTAGAAGGACCGGAATTGCCCAGCAGTTTGGCTGGGGCTTGCCTAGAGATACTGGAGATCTAGTAATCAAGAAGCGTTTAAGCACTAAAGATCCGATGTATCAATCCTTGGTGAACAACCTAAGGTTAAAAAACCAAGAAAGTGTAGCAAGTAGAAAGAATATGATCGATCCTGATACAGCACCCAATGCTGCTAAGCCTGGTAGAGTAGCCTCTCGTCGAAAAGATGCTGATTCTAATATGCAAATAGAAGAAGGACAATTACTCTCCAACAATCTTAAAAATAATATTTACGAAGTCATTACTATTCCGTTTCCGTTTTTTTACAAGCTTCAATATGAGGTGATTTTTTGGACTCAATATACATCTCATATGAATCAAATGATTGAGACCTTGATGAATTCTTATGATATCCAGGGTAGGAATTTCAAAATAACAACTGACAAGGGTTATTGGTTTGTAGCATATTTGTCTGAGGATCTTAGCTCTTCTGATAATTTTGATAACTTTACAGATGACGAAAGAATTATTAAGTACACTTTTAATATTGAAGTGTGGGCCTGGACACTAGCTCCACAGACTACTGCACTACCGTCTCCGTTTCGAAAATATCTTTCAGCGCCACAGATTAATTTTGAGATATTTGATACGAAAGGTCAAGTTCGGATTAGCGGCGCAGAGCAACCAGTTATTCCCGGTGGGAAGCCAGATAAATTTATTATGCAAGATATTGAGTCTTTAACTCCGGGTGGCGATCCCATTCTGTCAGATCGACGATTTGTAACAGAGGTGGAAGAAGCAGTCATCGACCCATTCTCAGGAGAAGAAACGAAGAGATATGTGCAGGTTTTAACTAGAAATTCTAGACAGGGTGAGACGGTAGCCAGTAATCGAGTTCTAGTTAAGATTACAGACGTGACTTAGACTCTAGTTTTTTGATTCCCATCTCAATAGTTATTAAACGAATTAGTATGCATAGGGAGAGATAAATGCCAGAACGCGTGTTTAAATCACCTGGTTTCTTTGAGCAAGAGATAGATCTTTCTCAGCGCCAGCAGAGACCATTTGGTGTTCCTGCCGGAATTATAGGAACCGCCGAGAAGGGCCCTGCTTTCGTCCCAGTAACTGTGGGATCATTTGCAGATTTTAAAACAAAATTCGGAACTTTAGATTCTAAAAAATTTGGCCCATATGCGGTAAACGAATTTTTAAAGAATCGAGATGCGGTAACTTATATGAGGGTCTTAGGAGCCGGTAGTAATACTACCCTCTCTGACATCAGTGTTACGCAAAATCAGGGAAGAGTTAAGAACGCTGGTTTTGTAGTTACAGGTTCTGCTACAGATCTTGATTTTGCCCTTAGAAGAAACAATATTGTCCAGTTTTTGTCTGCTCGACATACTGTGTCAGGTAGTGAAACGTATCGGATGCCCATGTTCACAGACAACGACAGCTTTGATAGCGGTCTGACTAATGCAAACATAGTGAGAGCTGTCTTATTTTCTGCTGCTGGAACTCGATTCCAGGTTGGAGCCCTAGGCACAACATTTACCAAGAATATGCCGGATGGTACGTACCTTACTGACACCACTTCGACACATTTTAAGCTTTACTTATCAACATCAGCTGGTTCTTCTTTTGCCAATGATGACGGTATCGCCGGGGTAAGAATCTATACTGCTTCTCTAGATCCCGACAACCAGCAATATATTGGTAATGTCTTGAATACAGATCCTTCGAGATTCGGAGCTGAACGACATCTTCTCTACCTAGACTTCGCTGTTGATGCTCAGTTGGCATATGCTACTTCTGTGGCTATAATGTCCGGAACTTCGAATACTTCGACGAGCCGCCCGTTCACTATTGACGGTGCTGCACTCACTTTTGAGAATATGTTCGGTCATTTTGATTCTCGTTATTCGGGTGCAACTAGTACAAATATTATCTCTCAACCTTTCGGGCTCAAGGAATACAATCTATTTACAGTTTCCACTCTCGATGACGGTGCTTATCCCAACGACAAGATCAAGATCTCTATTGCAAACTTAAGGGCATCAGTGGATCCCGCTGATGAATATGGCGAGTTCGATATTTTAGTTCGCGACTATAACGACACTGACCAGGATCCCGAAATTTTAGAGCAATTTAATAGACTTTCTCTTAACCCACAGGCTCCCAATTATTTTGCTGCAGCCGTCGGCGATTCGCGCGCATATTTTAAATTTGATGCAGAACAAAAAGAAGAACGAAGGCTAGTGGTTGAGGGCAAATATCCCAATTTGTCTACTTACATTCGAGTTACCCCTTCCGACGAAGTTGCCAATGCAATTGTACCTGCAGCTGCACTACCTTTCGGGTTCAGGGGCCTGGCGGTGCTTAAAACTTCAGACACCCTCAATGACTTTGATTTAAATCCGAGAAGGCTCGCCTGGGCTTCTGGGACTGTATCTCCCGGTCGAGAAGTGGCTTATTCCGAAGTTCAGTACCTCTCTTCTTCCATCGTTCCTCCGCTACCTTTCCGGTATAAGGTGACAAAGGGTATCGGCTCCTCCACAGAAAACTATCAAGGTCAAAAAGGACCCATGGAGTTAGTTGACGGTCGATTGTACTGGGGTGTGAAGTTTGAAAGAAATAAAAAGCCCATGGATCCTAACCCCTCTAGCGAGAAGAATTTATGCGTAAAGTCTTTTGGCAAGATGATGGGGATTGCTAAGCTAGATGCTTTAGTAACCGGATCTGGAGCTGACACTTTTAATAACAACAAATTCACGCTGGCGCGTGTTGCATTGTATAATCAGACCATTCCCCAGCTCACAGCGAGTGCAGCAGATCATATGCTAGAAGCTGCCTATATTCGAAATGGTGTTGTGAATCCCACGACATATAAGATTGCTGATGCGGTGAATGTCGGAGCAGGTGCTCACAATAGAGTTACTTTTGCCTGCCTAGTTCACTCTTCTTCTGTTGAGTTTAATCGATTTACAGAT